GGCGACGACCATTCCCATGGTTGCAGGCAGGAGGTAATACTGACTCCTGCCTCATTGGCCAAGTTACCATGGCGAGCAACAGTTGGTGTTTTACCATAAACAACCCAAGTAACGAGGACGAGTGGAACCTACTATGTCTAAGAAACTCGACGACGTATCTAGTATACGGGAAGGAAGTGGGGGAGGAGGGAACTCCACATTACCAGGGGTATGCGATCATGAGATACAAGAGGACTCTAGCTCAGATGAAGGATCTACTAGCACGAGCACATCTAGAGAAGAGAAAGGGGACTCACAAACAAGCAGCGGATTATTGCAAGAAGGATGGAGAGTACGAGGAGTTCGGAGATCTACCACTCACACGCGGAGAGTCTTCGAAACTGATGTGGAAAAATGTAATCCAATGGGCACGAGACGGAAAACTCGATATGATCGAGGAAGAATACCCCGCAATATTCTTGCGTTATTTGACAGCTCTGAGGAGTCTGAGTAGACCAGCGCTCACTATTTTACCTAATCTTGACAACGAGTGGTGGACAGGACCTACAGGAACCGGTAAGTCAAGAAAGCTATGGGCTGATTATCCTATCCATTATGCAAAGCAATTAAATAAGTGGTGGGATGGATATGAGGGGGAGGATATTGTAGCCATCGAAGAATGGAGTCCGAAGAATGAATGCACAGCATCACTATTAAAGATCTGGGCAGATCGTTATCCATTTCCAGCGGAAATCAAAGGAGGCAAACTCGCAAAGATTCGACCTAAAAAGATTATTGTCTTAAGTAACTACACTATGGATCAATGTTTCCCAAACATCGAGGATTTACAACCTATTAAAAGAAGATTCAAAGAGAAGAGATTCACTAATGGATTCTTTATTGCACAAGAAGAACTACCAGATTTTAGCGACATACTATAGCCCTACAGGGGGTGTCGACTCACGCGACACCCCTAACCCTAACCTGTTGTTGTTAATATATTTTTTTTATTAAAGATTAAAGTAATTTGTTCTATCCTCACTATAATTTTCTACCTTATATAAATATTTACGAGTAATTCCATATGTAAGGATTTCTTGATAATTTCCAGGAGTAGCAGATGTACCAATAGGAAGACCAGGAGCTAATTTACCAATCACTATTAAGCATCTAGTTAAACCTTTCTTATTTGGACCTTCAGTAGAAGTTAATTCACGAACAGGCATCACATGCCGACGGGGATCACGAATTTGATATGTAACTTGATCACCATTTGAGATTTGATATTTACGTTTTGAAAGAATTGTAATTCCAAAATTTGCAAGAGAGTAAGTACAGTCAAAAGGAGTAACACCTCTAAGAGCAATGTCAACTTCTGTACCAGCACCACCTGTGGCATCAGTACGAACTGTATTCTGAGCTAACATATCTAAGATAGTACCATAAGCGACACCTTCTTCATCACCACGTCTAATTGTACACTCATATACATCAACCTCCATACGAGCTTCACTAGCAAAAGAAGTAACACCAGCGGAAACAGCAACAGTAGAAGCATTACGGATTGTTAAGTCCAAGACACCAGATTTAAAAATGACCTTAGTTGAAGGAGAAGTTAATAAACCTTGAGCACCAGTAACAGCACCAGCGCCAGTAGGAAGGGAAGCACCAATTGTGTCCATATCATTCCAAAAACTCACAGAAGAATTCATACCATATAAAGCGAAAGAAGTACGAATTTGTTGAGTAGCAGATGTATTTGTTTGAACGGCACCAACATTAAACACAGCAGTCTGAGAACCGAGATCTTTCTCACTTACAGCATGTACTTTATTAGTAAACCTTTTCCAATTTCTTTTCTTACGACCACGCATAGGTCTTTTACGATAGATTAAACGTTCATCGTGTTGTGTAGTAACACCAATCCCAGAAGTACCTTGTCTGGAACGTGTTCTAGTCATTGTTTTAGAACGACCCATATTGAAACGAGTACGTCTAGCAGTAGACCGTCTATTATTAAGAGAATTACGGAGACGAGAAACCGCAAACGGTAAAAACTGATTAAACCGGTTTCTAGCGGACATTGAAGTTGAAGTTGAAGTAGGGTTAGGTTATGATTATGCAAGCGTAATCACCTATTATCTACCAATCAGATTCAAGAATGAGGGAGAGAGGAGGGAGGGGCGACGACCATTCCCATGGTTGCAGGCAGGAGGTAATACTGACTCCTGCCTCATTGGCCAAGTTACCATGGCGAGCAACAGTTGGTGTTTTACCATAAACAACCCAAGTAACGAGGACGA